GGAGGCTATATGCCAACCGACTTTGAATGGCTCAAAATGTTCCAGGATTGGATTGTCGAGGCGATTGCCTTGATTTTCTATATTCTGGTGCATTAGAGCCAAACAGGTCATTGTTGACTCGGGCAGGGTTCCCATAATGGGCCCCCACCCGTACTCTCTTCTTCACAAGGAGGTTCAAATGAAGTCTAATTACGATGCGTTAAAAGCATGCGTAGCTGACTCACTTGAGTACGCTAGCAACCGTTGTCTGCTCAGTGATGAGCAGATTTGCGATTTCGAAGCGTATCTAAGGTCCTGTCATGACACAGCCGAATTGGCTGAGTTCTGTCGGGTCCTTAGGGCCACCTTGAATGAAGGCGAGAATGTATAGCCATCTTCAAAAGAGTGGTCTCTAGAAGGGAGTAACCTGTAACGGGTAGAGCTAGGGAGAAAGATACCTAGCTCACTTCCACCCGAATGGGGCTCTAGGTTCCGGGCTATCTTTAAGATAGCCCCCCTAGATGCTTCCCTTCTGGGCTAACGTTAGTTAGCCCGACCTATTAACTGACCATTGAGGTGATATGGATAAAGTAACGATTTTCCTTGACGAGCCCTCGCAAGAGGGATTTCTCGAAAAGTTTATCGTTGCCCACCCCTTCCTCTTTGGTCTGTTCTTAGGTACCGGCAGTGCCGGTTTGGTGTCAACCATATGGGAGGTTATCCTCATATGGCGGGGTTAATACCTCTGACGCCTTATATCAGCACTATCCCTGAGTATGTTGCTCTGTCGGGGCAGACGAGTCGACCATTCACACTGACGTCTAGCGTTGAGTACGGCGAAATCGTCTTACAGGTTGATGGCAACCCGGTCGTATCGACGGGCCTAATCGAGGCTAATACCTTGATGAAGCGCGACTTTACGACTAAGTGGCCACTGATCCGTAGGAACGCTAAGCTGTACCTCGTTTTTACGTCGGTGCGTAATGGCTACCCTCGTACGGTGACTATCCCTATGAACTTCCCGAAGAAACGTACCAATCGAAAGAGCGGTACGTCCATTCTGGTGGTTCCTCCGGATAATCCGGCATACCCGTCTCCAGTGCGAAAAGCACGGAGTCGAGCCGCGGCTTCTGCTAAAAGCAGTCGTCGTGCAGCACGTATATCGGTTCCCAAGGCGAGTACACTTCGGCCCAGTCCTGAGACGATCTCGATTCCTTTTAGAAGGATTCTTGAAGATCAAAGTCCTGATCCGCCGTTTACTTATACCGTTTTAACGGATACGGTTGTCCCCATGGTCGCTTTCGAGCGAGTATGGTCAGGCACTCGTACACCGAATTTCGGTGCCCTAAGGAAAGGTCAACTGCCGGTTAATCCGCACAGTGTGACCATTAAAGAAGTCTTATCCAACAAACTGTTGCACGGATCTCGTAGACATACGGGACCTGGCTACAATAGTTGGGTTCGACTTTTTACCGAAATATATGCTGAGCCCCCTATCCCGGGTCATATTGACCTGGCTAGGTTTAATGCGTTAAGACGCCTCATCGATGCGGCCGAGCTCGGGATTGAAGCTAATCTCGCGCAAGACTTAGCACAGATGAATCAGAC